CTGCATTGTGAGACATGTCAAATGAACCATAATCCCCCGCAATCACAGTTTCAGTGGAATAAGATGCTAGATATGTATAAATATCTGACCAATCTTTCCCAAACGCATTCGTACCAATAGCAATCTCTGCATGAATAGGATTCGCTTTGAGCGCTTGCAAGGCTGGACAAAAGTATTTTCGGACTAGCATAATCACGTTCATTGAGGCAGCATAGAACGTCCGTGGGACTTTCCCAATTCTTAACGCCTCGTCCTTTTTTGTGGCAGTAAACAAACAAGGAACAGGGAGCCCACGTTCTAAACAAGCCACCATCTCATCAAATGAACGCTGTTGTACATCTGTTAGACCAACGAACACTTGTTCGCCATTGCTATCCGTCGTGAATACCATAAACTGCGACTTAGGTCCGAAATGTGGACACCCAGCAGAAGCGTTCAAAGCCATGTGGTCAATGTGGCCCTCGCCATCTATGCCACACACGATTTGATTCAATGTCAATGGAGGGTATATGATTTTACATTGCTCTCGAATCTCCGCTGACCTAACTTCCGTTGCCTCGAGAAGCAATCCCAAGGGAAAAGTGGACACTCCTTGCACCATCTTTTTCCGGGTTTTGCCATAATCGGTCCAATCCCCGGCTAATTCTGGAGGTCCAAAAGTGACCAACGCCGGGTTATCAACAAACATGTGCGCAACTTCGCTCAATCGTACACTTGTTTTGGCTTTTGTGCGACGATCACAATTTGCAATAGGTACATGACAACACTTCTCCATGTACCGCACGTGCGATTTTGGATGTATACCCCTTGTGGAAATAACAACTCCTTCCACACTCTCAGGTAATTCTGCACAGGCGTCATAATCTGAACGCAGGGTGTCTTGTAGCATTTGATTGCACTGAGACATCAAGTTTTTAGTAACGACTTGGAAAAACCCGACAGTTCCTTGGTTTGATGCCAAAGATATACCCATTGGAGCATTGCGCTCGTAATCAAGGACAACGCTCCCACTCGTACCGACATCCACACTAGACCCGTCTAATGTTCGGTACATTGTTCCGATAAAATTGGCTTTGTCCGTTACCACGCGTTGTGACTTGACTAATCTAATTTCGCGACGCACCCCACCCGCGAGCAAGAAAGCCAGCCTGTCACCAACTACAAAATTTTCTGGGAAATAATTTACCAGACTTTTCGCAGTTCCCAAATTGCGTGATATAATAAGTACTAAATCACCGTCCAGTGGCCGCAAAGAAACGTCATCGAGAATGACCTGGGCCTCAACATCAACCCCTTGCTGTTCTCTGATAACGTTTAAGCACTGTCCAACTGCAACCGCGTGTTTCGGCACCAACATGGCGAACGACTGTATCATTAAACCCTCGAAGCGTTCGGTGCGGTCCTCCGACCTAATTTCGGCCCTCCGCTTATTTTGTTCAACTCTCGAAAGTATGTTAGCGGTGTCCGAACCCTGGACGCTCGCGCCATGGTGGACAGAACCTGGGTTTGTTTTGGACCAATAAGCAGTGCTCTTCTTGGTACCCCTTAGCGAACGCCAAAGAAACAACATGGTACCAATGATGGCAACAGCAACACAACCCCGTCTCACCACCTTGGTTGGATGTGGTACTAGACGATGATATAGCCGCCTGTGCGTGACGTAGGTCACAAATTCCAAGTATTTTCTTGCTAGAAGGCAACTCTTTCTCACTCGATCCGCTAGCGATTCTGTGCAGCCATAGTAAAACCTTGCAGTACCACTGATACCAATCACTGCAAAGAATATGAAAATGTACTGGAACATATAGACGCACCAAGGGTGGAAACCCATGCAACACATGAGTACACGACTCAAAAAGGCAGAGCAAGGGTCACGCACTTTACTCGCCAATTGTCCAAGCGTCAAAGAAGTACTTGCCAATGGTGCTGTGTCTTCGCAACGACACACGCTTGGGCACACACTGGCCAATTGCCCACGGGGACAATACTTAGAGTTCTGTGAAACACTTTCCATAAAACGCTGCTGGTGTGCTACATGGGCATCGTAATCTTTTAGAATGTATTTCATGAATCTGGGGAAATCGAACACCCCTTCCGACTCCCATGTGAAACCATCTCTCGATCGGGTGACCCCTTCACCTAACGGTGTGCGCACCGGCTTAAACACCTCAATTCGCCAATTGGCAGGATCTATCGCTCCACTTGGATCACCTACTAAAGTGGGCACGATTCTTCGGTGTAACCGCCGCACAATCGAAAAAGGGGAATTAGACAATTGATTAGCCATCAAATCGGATGTATTGGATGAAACTAAAACCAATTCCGCGGCGTACGGAACACATCCCTTAGACTCCACGTCAGCTTGGTCTGTGAAAACGGTATTATTATTGACGGCACCAACCAAAAAATTTAGCGGGCTAGATTCGCCTTGCCCTGTGTTCGTGCTATTACACATGTCTTCAAAAACTATCACCTTTTGGCTCTGATAGCCTGACAACCACTTGGCCGCACTACAATTGTGCGTAAACGTCTCTTGCGCCAAAATATCCTCAACTTCTTCAGGCGTAAGGCCTCGTGTCCCGAGAAAATTGCTATGCCCTTCAATAGCTCTAATAAGAAGGTTGCATAACGCGGATTTACCCTGTCCTGCAGGGCCTGACAAGAACAGACAGTAAGGCTGCTCTTTTGGCTTCGTGGAAGTAATTAGCATTCGTAATTTTTCGCCATAATCTACCAAATTCTTATGGTACATCCCTGCAAATGCCTTATTCCTTCCTGCATTCAGTTCGCCAAGGAAATAAGTGGCCAACGAATCAACTTCAGTTTTCACTTTATTGAGCGAGCGAACCCCGTCTGCATTCAACCGTGGATGCCCACTCGACGACAAGAGCTCTGCGGCACGTGACATATTCCGCATCATACGCGTGTCGTAGCCGCAAAATAATGTCTGCCAGCGAGAGCCCTCACCAAAAAATAGGGCAAACAACCACTGAGTAAAATCTAACAACATGGATACTGCATCCAAACCTCTTGAACCGCCAACAAAAGAGTCCCACAAATCAGATAACCGAGTAGAATCGACTTTCAATTTCGCAGCACGCGCCACCGCAGCACCAACTACGAGTGCTAAAACGCGCAAAAGCCTTTTCACGTGGGGATTTTGTAACAATTGTGACCCGGTATCCAACAATTCTGTGACGAAGCTTGAGGATACAATTTCTTCGTTACTAACTTTCAACACATCAGGGAATACATTTCCAAAGAGCTGAACAAGCTCACCAGAAAACATTCCAGTTAATAACTCGCAATAACTAGTAAGTGTTCGGTGTTCAACTGAGAACTTTTTACTAGCGCGCAAAAATACCAAAACCTTGCACAACACGGAAACGACGCTCTTCATGTCCACTTTAGTGCTCCACGCTGTATCTGTCAAACATCCACGCATGAAAGATAGTAACGAGCCAAAATCGTCAGTTTCCTCTTCATCAGGTGAATCATGGTCCTCACGCGGACCTAAGTCACCATCAACCGGATGGAATCGAGTACCGCGAATTCTCTCGCGAGCGTATTCCATTTCACGCGAATCTAGATCGCCATCAACTGGGTGGAATCGATTACCGCTAACTTTCTCGCGGGCACGTTCCATTGAGATAGATGCTGCCCGTGGGAATTTCTCGTTCAATACCGCATTCACACGAGCACGGAGTTCCTTTCTAGCACTAATGGAGTCGTCATCAACGGCACCAGTCAAACTCTCCACTGGGCTAGAATTTCCTGGAGCAGGTTCACCTGCAGGAGCAGCAGCTGGTTTTGTTTGTGCAGCAGCTCCTTTCTTTTCACCACCCAAGAAACCCTTTTTGAGACCGGAGAGGAATGAGCCTTCATCGGGGCTGTCACATTTTGAAATATCAACAAGCCCGGGAGGATCATCATCCGTGTCGGAATCAGTTTTAGTTTCATCACCCTCGGGTGGACCACTATTATCGTCAACATCTGAAGTGGATTTAAGCGTCTCGCCTTTTTTCCGGTCGCACTTTCCCAATTTTCCAACTTTGGGACGAGCGGCAGGCCATTGATGTTTACGACGGACCTGTTTTGAATTAGGAACAAGTTCCTCCAACTTGAGTTCAAAAAATTCTTTTGCGTGTTTTTCCGCCTGCTTGATGCAGGCATTGTAATCTTCACCTCTCGCTGGGGACGTAACGCAGCCCTGCGGGTGTAAGCCTCCACCAGAGGGAGTTTTGAGTTCTCCAACTTTGCGTGAGTTCAACATAGGTGCCTTACGCGGGGGGGGCCAAAGACCCAAAAGTCCATTTTATTAATATTTCTCGGAGATGGACATCTCCTTACCTCACTTGTTTTTAACGACTGCATGGAGGGACACAGGTCGTGATACCGCTTCTTTCGGCACGGCTTGCAACAACCAGGCTGGCTTTTTATTGCCCCGCCAACTGGGACTGATATTGTTAATGGAGCACGCAAACAAACTTATCAACATGATCACGAAACATCTATGTAAATGAACTTACTCTGTAGTGCTTTGAAGCCAAAGGTGTAGTGCTTTGAAGT